TTACCAGATAACAAATTTTGATACATCACAATCGAAGCATATAATTCATCACAAGCTTGATGATTTGCGGATAAATCTGCTTGCATTTCACTACTAGTTACTTCACAATTGGTTTCAGTTGTTTGTAATTCTTGTGTTAAAGATGATATCATGATGTCAATATCAGCAATATTATCAGACAGTGTATTAATATCTGTTTGGATATTAGCAATTTCTTGACTCTCAGTTGATGCTTCAATTAAACATTCTCTTAATGTATTGCAATCAAATTCAAATAAATAATCAAATTGGACCTCTAGAATACATGATTCATTATCCTCAACTTGAAAAAATGCTCCAGCATTACCTGTTGAACCTAATATGACTTTAACATCTGGTGATAAATCACAAGTTTGTGACCAATAACAAGTATTAGTATTACTATCCCAGATGAAATTTAATGCATTACAACATTGTTGGCTAATTGGTGATGTTGTTGTATTTGTCATCCCCTTATATGCACTATCAACACCAACATAGGTTGTTGTTGTTGAGTTAATATTTGGGTCTGTTGTTGTTGAACCAGTTGATACAATACCAGATACAGTACCATTTTCGTTGAATACGAATTGTGTAACATTTAATCCATTTATATCAGTACAATTAAAATTAGCCATTATTTTATAACTTTGTTCTTATATCTTTAATCGGTGAACTCACTAACGGTTTTATGATTCTAGGTTGAACACATTGGTATCCTCCTTTACCACTAACAACCTCGTAACCATAAAAACTACAACATGCTGGTGACATGTTAGTTACTAATTCACCATTTTTATCTTGGAATGTGATAACACCATTTTTAGCTGATTGCTATGGTGTATAATCACTACATTTAAATACTGGGTTTGTATAACATTCATAAATTCCAGTATCAACTTGAACAGATAAATATCCATATACCTCACAACACTCAGCAGAACCAACAGTTGTGTTGCCAATTTGTAAATCATTGTTTACCCAAATAACCAAACCTGTATCTAAACTACCATCTGGTTCCCAACCCTTACATGGGGCAGCATCGATTGTTGTGTTATCACTCCACCAACATGATATATCACCACTTGGTGCGTAAGTAAACCCTAATGCTTCACAACATTCTAAATTCATTTGTGTTGTATCACCTAATGATGTTTGAAACAATACGTATCCGTCTGGATTTAGGGTGAATGCACTATACCCACAATTGGTCGGATTTGGACTAACTACTACAACTCCATCCAATTTTTTGATTGAAATTCTAATAGCTTCATCATTTGTTTGCGCTTCACAACCACAATCAGTTACTTCGTTTGTTGGTTTTGGGTCTTCAATTATTTCAGCAATTAATTCATAACAAGCACTAAGTGGTATATTATCACTATTTACAATACTAGCCCAAACTTCTGTCTCAGTTGCCTCATCAATAATACCGTAATTATAATTCGTGAAAAGATTAGTTGTTTCAGTATTTATAGATTCCCTAACAATCGTTGCCGCAGAAAAATCTGGTATCAAACACGTGAATTGGTCAATATACTCTTGTCCGCCATCATATGGTCCAACGTGTGGGTTATTACCATCTAAAATATCAATCATAGAATTCGGTCCACCTGTTTCTCTATACCATAAACCAGCTTTTTGGAAGTACATGTCTGGTGTATCTGCGCCAACCCTAGGATAACCTTCTGAATCAACTAATAAATCTTCTATAGATGAATCATCATATAATTCAAGCATTAAATCTTTTAATAACATAACATCTGCTGGTCCTTTGGCTTTATAGATGTATTCGTTAAATTCTATTAAACCAGTTGGTGTTCCAATGAATCTAAGTAGAAATTCAACAGACTTACGAGTACCTTTTGACTTCCAAATCCATGGAGTATTCATGATAATTCGTCTCCACATTTCAATCTCAGCCTCTATTGGTGTTAAACCTCTAGAATGTCCACTATATGTTGGGTCTGCTGGTGTTAAGAACGAACTTAATAAATCATTTTCTAAAATTGATGATACTAAATCCCATCCTAAAACTCTACCTAAGTTTTTAAGGTATAAATCGGGTGTATTATCATTTTTGTTGTATGTTACAACATCTGAGAATGCAATACCATCGATATATCTTTTAACCTCATCAAACTCACGACCATAAATTTTGAGAGTCTTATTCATTTTTTGACCAGCAGTTTCTTGCTCTTCACCATCACATGTTGGTATCGTATCAAAATCCGAAATTGATTCAGATGTTAATTGACGAACCATTAAATCGGTCTTAGTTCTATCGTTTCCTTCAGCCAATTCTAATAATTCTTCAATGAAATTTGCATAATTGGTTGTATCAAAATCAATATTGTAACCATCAGTTACAGGCCATGTTAATGTTTTTTCTGTCCTCAAAACAGCACCAATATCAGATAGGTATGTATACTCATAACTTGATGTATACTTAGGTAATGTTAACCTATTTAATAAATTTGACTCAAAATCTGGTAATGAATTGAAAAATAATTCAACCTTATGGTTATTTGGTCTAATATGAATATCTTCAATTGATGTTGAAGCTGTTAAAATTTGACCTTTTACTTTAAAATATAGGTAATCATTACCTTGATTTGTTGAAGCTGTAAATTCAGTAATCGGATAGTCACCAGAAGATAAGGAAATAATATAATCTGAATAATTAACAGTTAAATTTCTTAAATCATTTGTTTCATTGTATGTGTTTAATATAGTACCATTCTGTAAATAATTTATATTAAACTTATTAACAATATTATTTGTCGGTACTTTAAATGTTGATGTTCCAACTATTGGGTCATAAACACAATTTTCGATTGTATACCCTGTTGAGTTATATTCTAAAGGATTTGAATGAAGTACCTTAATTGAAGCGGGCCAATTAATGATAATATCTTCCAATGAAACTCTAATAAATTCCCTTAATGAACCAAAAAATGCGTAATTACATAGATTAGATTTGTCTAAATTAAGTCTAACTGTTGTGTTGTTAACTAACAACGATTGTACGGTAGAATAATCAAGTTGCAAGTCATTTAACGTCATAAATGACGAAAAACTCTTAGTTACGAATAATTTACTAGGTTTCGTATCTATAGATGTTGTAATAACAAAATTACCAGATGTGAAAATAGGAGTTCCATTATCACTTGCTAATTGAAACCCTACTAAATCATCTGAAAAATTTCTATATTCTATACCATTATCGTAGAAAACCCTCTGTGCGTAACCAACTACTTTAACTTTATCATTCTCTGCCATTAACCAACTACTTATACGTTTGTAATATTATCAAACCCCTTCAAGAAATCAATATTTGTTCTAAGTTCCCTAACCTCAAATAAAGGTTTGCCAGAGAATCTATCTTTAATCTCAAACAAGTTATATTGTTTGTAAATTTGATTATTGAAGTTGTATATAGTATAAATACCATCTTCCAAGGATTTTGTTTGATTTCCGAACAATCCGTATGCAATTGTTTCAATATCGTGTTCAACCATCTCAATTTCAATCATAACAGGATTGAAAAATGTATTCGTAATAATAATTTCTTGATTAGGTTCACCGATAAATGGTAATACATTTGGTTTAACGTTAGATGTTGAGCTTGGCGTTACTGTGGCAAAAACTAAAGATGAATTATCATTAAAACGATATCTAATTGCTTTTTGATTCGTATTTGTTAAATTTTGATTTACTGGTTCAGCTTTGTTATTGGATGTGATGATTCTAAACATGTTGTTTACCTTATTACCATTCTCCAAATATTCAATTCTGTATCCAACTAATCCATTATTTTGAAATTGCCCAATAAAACGATTATCAATTGCATTTATATCAAAAACCAACCCCTTTACGTTTGGTAGAGCAGATAAAACACCACAATCTACAATTCTAGTTCTAATTTCAACAGGCTTAATTAAAAGAGTATAAAAACCTTTTTGATTAAACATTGTTGATGGTAATGTTAGTGTATAAATACCACCCATTAATTCGGTACCATTACCGTTTGGGTTTGCTACTCTATTTAATACAGTTGCTGGGTCGATAGATGTAAAGTTTACACCGTTACCACCTGTTGTCCTAGATGGGGTAAAATGCATTAAAACTTCAATATCATCGATTGAAACATCTGCTGGTCTAATTGTTCCGTATGAACCTGTTGCCATATTTTCTTACTTTTTGTTAATATTATAAAATCCATTACCATACCACTCTAAATGTTCAATACTTTCAACTTCTGAAAGTTTTAGGTGATATTCCATTACTGTTGTTGAACCTCTATCAATAAATACATCACTAAACACTTCTGGACTATTAATTATACCGAAAAGATATTCTTCTTTTGTTAATGCTGATAATGATGTGTTAGTATTATTCCAACCCTCTGCTTTATAATTTAGTTTAGATAAATTATTAATCAATAGTGGTTGATTTTTTGTGTACTTTTTATTATTGAAATCAAATACATTATTTGTATTTCTATTTAATACATTATTGGATTCTGTAAATAAAAAACCAGTTGTTTGATTTAGTGTACCTATGTTAATATCATTATTCGCATCAAATACATATGTTGTTGTACCCGTTGCCCCACTAATTCGTTCAGTAATTCTACTTACACCATTAACAACTTGGTTGTTATAGTTATCATATTGGTCAACTTCAATATCAAAATTGATAATATACCTATTATTCTTATTATAACTCTTCAAATAATTTAATCTAGATTCAGTATAAGCTGTTAAAATATCACCATCTTGGTACCAATCACTAACTAAAGCATTATCATATCGAATGTATTGAGTATAAGCTGTTAAAACAACTGATGGAGGTGTTTGTCCAGACATAAAAGGGAACGTAATTCCACTTACCGTTAACTTATCTATCAGTTCTGTGTAATCAACAGGCTCATTAACATATGGAAAATCAGTAAAAATACCCATATCATCAATATTTTGCTCTAACATAATATTGAATCCAAAAGTTGTGGCAGTCAATAACCCGTATGTTTGGTCTGGGTTTCTACTAATTCCTTCCTCTAATGATATTTGTTTTGTTATTAATTTCATTATATTGCTTGTATTTCGTATAAATTAATTGTCATATTGTTACCACTAACTATTACATTAGTTGGGGACGAATATGTCTGGTCGATTTCATAATACCATCCAGTTGTAGTCCTTTTTAA